GTCGTACAGAGGGGCGTACCCCCCATACCGTCGGCCGCGACCCCCGGGGATTCTCACCCCGGCCCCACTTCTCGGTGTGGGTTCCTCTAAGCACGTGGGAAGCCATCCCACGAGGCTGACTGAGCATGGCTTAGTGGCTCACCGGCTGATGTTGTTGAGGTCGCACAGGTGACAGGCCAGGGCGCTGGACTGTCTGAGTTTCCTATGCTTGCGGGACCCGTGGACCATAGATGGATGGAACTCCACGGTGTCAGCCTCCTTGACGAAGGCCTCGCTGAGGACATGTTCAGGACACTCTGGGTACAACACACGGTAGTGGGCCAGAGCGATCGGGTCCTCGGGTATCCTAAAATCCCTGACCCACGCCAGACTCTCCACCACCGCCGGGTCAATGACGACACCGGTCCTGTGCTTAAGATTGTCCAGGAGCTGCACGGAGGCTTTGGCTTTTATGCTGTTAACTCCCATGTCCACCATCCTCACGAGGAGACGCCTGCAAAATTCTGCTACAGGCCTGATGTGTTTGTTCACCATCATCTCCCCAACCAGTTTAGCCGCTAAGAGGTCAGCCGCCTCGGAGCCACGGACCCCCGTCGGGGTCCAGGGCAGTCGAGTCAATATGCGCACTGGGCAGCGTGTTGGACGTGACCTCCCGTCTTCACACAGCACGTTCTTATGTTGGCAGTAGTACTCCTCATCCACATGTCCTACAACCGTGCAGTCTTTGAGTATCATTCCAAAGACCCTGCCAATAACCCTCTTGCTCACTTCAATGAACCGAGGGACATCTTCTTCCTCCATCCAGGCGATGCTGTCATCGCCATCGCAGATAAACTCGGCCTCAATTCTGGCTATTGCGCATATAGTCAAAAAATTGAGATGGTTGGTAACCGAGTTTCCACCGCCGGTATTTCTGTCTCCAGACATACGGGTTCCTGCCGCTGTGTACTTAATGCCGTTCTTCGTGCGGCATGAGTTGCGGAATTGGGCATCAAGCAACGTCTTGTTGAGCCCTGGACACATCTCGAGCCACGTACCATGCTCTTGCGCCAACAAGTGGGCAAAATTGGTGCTGTCAAAGGCCGAGTAGTCCTGCAGGACGGCGACGGGGTTCCGGAAGTGGTATCTCTTGGCCGCGAGGACGGAACCACGTTCCTCGGGAGTCATGCCCTTGCTGGATGCGGGCAGCCGGGTTGGACCCAACCCGGGGCCGTGGAGAAGCTCCTCCTCGGCGGGAGTTAGCCAGCGGGCCAACTCCAGGTTGTAAGCGGGACCACGGTATTGAATCATCCGCGGTGGCTTGTTCTCGGCGTCGAATTCTGAGTAGTAGTCCACCTTGACAAATGCCTCTACCTTTCCGGCTGGAAGCTTATGTCGGTTATTATGGTGGGCACGGTGTAGTGCATTGCGCTTAGCGCCTGAAAACTGCTCTATGACCTGTCTGTAGGTGATCGGCTCGACTTGCCGGCCGTCCACCCACCTCCTGGCCATCTCTGCGCGTAGGTCCATGATCATCGGCTGGGTCCAACCGTCAATCACATCATCCTCTGGGCGCAGGAATTCAACCCCGGTCTCA